CAACACCTTTAACTGATACTAAGTTTTTAGCAAAGTCATCACTATCTTCACCTGCAGTTATTTCAATACCAGAACCATATAGTCCTAATATTGCCTGTGAGAAGTCACCTATAACAACAGCAGAACAACTACCAGATGTAGAACCTTTTGTAAGGTTGCTAGGTACTTGGTTTGTCATAGCCAAAGGATAGCCGTTAACTGCTAATGGTGTACCGCCTCTACCAATCGCTGTAAGATCAGTATTAACTAAGAAAGCACCATCAGTAGCACTAGATCCACCTGCTCTTAGTTTCTTTAATGCGCCAATAACTTTAGCGTTTGTTACATAAGAAATAGAATCAGCGTTAACACCTGCATTATCTTCCATGATTGCAGTTTCTAGGTCAACTAATGCTTCTACTGTGATAGCACCTCCATTAGTACCCATCGCTACACTTCCGATTCCAGAGGTTTGCATAATACCTGTAGGCTGACCTGATGAACCAGTACCATTTAAGATACCTAAGTCAATACCAACATTGATACCAGCTTGTAAATCTGATCTTACTAGCTCTTCAATACCTGGTGTTGCTTGAATAAGCATATTTCTAGAATACTTAGACAATGTACCAAGTGTTTTAGGTGTCATTGTGACCTGATCAAATGTTGATTCAGCTTGTGATAATGCACCTGTTTCAGAACTTAAGTATCCTGTTGAAGCAACACCTGATCTTCTAGGTATAGCAACATCACCAATTAAACCTGATAATGTTTGTACACCTAAACCAACCATGACAGTACTATTACGCAATGCCTCGATAAAGTCATCAGCCATTAAATCAGTAGCAACAATGTTACCCCCTGTAGTAGCACCTGATGTTACATAAGTAGCTCTTTTTGCTAATGCTCCGAAAGGTACAAATAATGATCTTCCGCTATTTGATCTTTGAGAATCTTTAGCAATTTGCTGTGAAATCTCTCTAGCAAAACCACTTCCAGAATTAGACCAATCTCCTGTTAGGAGACCTTTTAAACCAGATGTAATCTTGTAGTCTCTTACATATCTCTCTCTTTCTTTTGGAGATAGTTGTTCTTCAATAGGCTTTGCTGTTTCAACAGGCTTTGCATCTATTCTTTCTAAGATAGCTGCTCTACATGAATCTACAGATGAACCATTGTTGATTAACTGTTCTGCTAGGTCATCAAAACCACGCTTAGAACACATTGCGTTGATCTCTCTAATTCTTGTACGCTCTGCGGAAGCTGCTTTTTTAGTAGCTTCACTACGCACAACTTCTAGATCAAGTTGCTCTTTTTCCATAGTTAGTTGTTTTTTAGAATTGGGCTGTTGTGCGTCAGTAGACGCTGCGTATACACGCTTACTGTCTATCATATCTTGTTTTTTAACACTAGGCATAGTGTTCTCATCAATTAATCCTCTACTTATCCCTACATCTGGGGCAGCAGGTGATGCAACTACAGAAACTTCATGTGGTTCCCATCTTGTAGCTAAAAATGCGTTACTTCCATCTATTTCACGTTCTTCCATTTCTAAAATGCGATAACCTACGCTAATTGACGATAAAATGCCGTCATCTATATCTCTTTTTACCTCCTGTGCCTTAGCATTTCTGCTTAATTCAACAACTGCCCTTCCCTTTTTCTTTTCCTTATCAAGATATGCGTTACGAACTATACCTATAACAGAATCCATATTGTGATTCCATAATACAGGTGCAACACCACCATTTAACCTTCCAAAATCTATAGCACCCTCGTCATGACTAAGGATTTCAGTACCAAATGATCTTTCTACAGGGTATGTACTAGAAAAGCTAAATTCGTATGTATTTTCTTCTTTTTCAGAAAAAGATGTTTCACCACTACGTTTTAATACTTTTGTAACACTTCTTAACGTATCTATCTTAGTTAGTGTGCTGAATTTATGACCTACCTTTACATCTGTTGCCTCATACTCTCCGTCATTTTCTCTGTAAACAGTGATTAAGGCTGCTGGGTCATCTTCTGTACCAGTAATTTCAAAATCAGAATTAGGTACATTTATAGTTCCATCACGTTCAATAGAATCTATAACACCTCTTGCAGTGCCACCGCTTGCATTCCATTGTACTGAATCACCTACAGATAACTCATCTGGTTCTGCACGTTTTGCTGCACGTTTTGTTTTAGGCATAGCATCATTGTTTCTTAATTCTTTTATTCTAGCCGATTTTGATCTAGAAAAACTTTCACCTGCTGATCCTCCCCAAGCTGCACTTGCTACCCTACCTGGACTTGGATAACCATCCTCATTAGGTCTATAACCTTCCGCCTCTTTATCAACAGCATGTCTTGCATGCCAAGCAGCCATATCTATAACAGTCTTCGGTGAAAGTTCATCACCGCTAAGTATTTGTGTTGCTCTTCTAGCTGCAACATCAGTACCGCCAGCCCTGCCTTCTGCTTTCCATTTTCTATATTTGCGTGCCTCATCCCTCATACCTTTTGTAGGCATAAGGTCAATTTCTGTGCCGTTAATAACTGCCATCTGATCCGTCCGCTACGTTTTCTGCATCTTGTCCTGATGGTGGATCTGTATCACCAAAAGGATCAACAGTATTCATAGGTTTAAATTGTGAACCACCACTCTTATTAGTAGCAGATGGGTCTGTATCAGTAATAATATTTAACTCATCTAGTTTTGCTAATTCTGTCTGTCTTGCTATAAAAAATTCTTCTACGTCACCACCATTTTCTGCAATGCACTGCGATAAGGTTTTTAAACCAGACCTTATTGCATCACGTTGAGCCGCAATTTCTTTTTGAGGATCAATATATGAATATCCCCTACATACCCATCTAACTTTTTCATATACTTCGGGTGTTGTTGAATATGTAGGTAATGTAAGAGTGCCACTTAATACAGCCATCTCTAACCAGTATTCGTATATAGGCTGGTAAAAAGTTTCCTTTAACATCTTCTGAATAGTACGCCAGTGATCTCTATCCTGTAACATTGCTAACCTGCTACTACTGTAATTAGACTGACTGTAGTCAGAACTGATAGCTTCAAAGCTGCACCCAAGTCCGCTTGCCATGCTTCTAAGCATTGATCTAACAAATGGTTCAAACTCTCCATTAGCTTTATCTAAATCAGGTACAGATATACTTTCGCCAGGTGCTAAGTATTTAAAAGTGCCAGGTTCAAATCCGCTAACACGTTCATAATCGAATACCTCACCACCTGCATCTAGTTCACCTTCTGGACTTGTTATAAATCCCATAAGTGCAGAACTTGCACGTTGACCTACTACAGTTGCTTCTATGTATCCATCTAACTGATGTAAATGATTTATTGCACTAGCTAAGAATGGTACTCCCCTGTGTTGGCCTGGTCTTAGTGGCATAAACAAATGTATTACATCTTTTGCTGGTACAATAATATGCCTTCTTTCTTCTGGTACTGTTGCAAAGTTTGTATCGCCAGGGTGTTTCTTTAGAAAAGCATAACTAACAGCCCTACCTTCTGGACTGAGTTCAATACCTAATCGCCATACATTTTTGTTGTTCTTTTTTGCACCTTTATAATCATCATCTAACTGTTCAGCTTCTAGTACTTCTAATGAAAAAGGTATTTTACTTCTACCAAATGCTTTTCTATGGATAATAATAAAACATTCACCGCTTTCTATCATTGACCTTACAGCAAGTCTTTCTAGTTCAGAAAAACAAAGAACACCACGAATATCACAACTATCTTTTCTCCCCCACTTACTCCATTCACCTTCTATAGACTCATTTAATCTAGTATTAGGTGTACCGCCACGCTGACTTTTTATTTGTGCCTGCATTGTTACACCTTGACCTACAATCTGGTTAGTAGCATATCTAATAGCCTGTGCAGCGTAGTTATTATTCCGTACTAAATCGTGTACTCTTTTACGTAATGTATCTATAGAATTTTTATAACTCTGATCAGGTGATGATAAAGGTGTAACCCAAGATAGGTTAGTTCTGTCATATCTAGCCCCCGAATACATCCTTTTTAACCTATTTCTACGACTATTTAAGTCGTTATTAGATGTAAATAAGCCCTTCCAAGCGTTTCTTAAGCCCATTTAACCCCCCTAAAAGTGAACATAAAGGTTTTTAGGGTCTCCTAAACCCTGACTTTTTAAACTATACCTCTTTTCACTAAATACTCTAGCTTTTAATTCTGCTTCTCTTGCTCTAAGTTCTGGTAAATTTATTCTTTCAAAGCTTCTACCACCTATAGAATACTTAGCTGCCTTATCAGCTATTATAGCTCTAATCGCAGCAGTAACAGCATCTAGGTCGATTTCTGTTTGTGTTCTGTTATCAATTGCAGCGGGTGTACCAGTATATTGTAGTGATTGTTTTATTACTAACTCACCACTACCAATTTCGAAAACATCAGAACTTTTAAATGCTCTTGCAACCCAAAACCAATTACCTGCAATAAAACCTGCACTATCTGTTGCACTTATTGTAAATTGCCAACCTGTACTGTTTTGATATTGTGTACCTGTAGCTATATGACCTTCACTAGCTGTATTTGTGCGTAAAAAATATTCTAATGTCCAATCAGGACTGCTTATAGTTTTATTTATTCCAGCAGTAGTTGCTTCATCTACCCATTCAATAGTAGTACCTGCGATTATTTCAGTAGGTAAGTCAGATTTCCACATAATTTTTACCAGTTGTTAACAAAGTTATTAGTAGATGTTCTTTTTATTGTAGCTCTTTTAGGCTTAACTACATTATCATCTTTATTTAATTTATTTTCTAACTGTTGCCACACTGTATTCCTGTTAAATTTACTTATATAAAAACACATTGCAGCGTAACTGTATACCCAAGTGTCCAAACACTCATTCCTTGTTGTTGCTTTCTTAACCCATTGTGGAACCTGAAACCCTGCCTTGTTTGTTTTTAGTATCTGTCTTTCTGCTGTTATCTGTTTAAAATATTCTTCACTTGTATTTGCATGAAAATGTATATAGCCATTACTACCTACCTTATTATTCTTTAATCTACCCATCAAAGTATTTTTTATAGTGTCAACTCCTAGTGGATATACAAGACCACCTTTTTTTATAGCTTTATTTACTTTTCTAAAATTAATATCAACTCTTGTAGGTCTACCTATTGCAGGTTTATTAGCTTGTGATTGTCCTTTAATAGCAATAACACCCTGTGCTACTTTCTCTCTAACAAATTGATAAACCTCTGATGTATGTAAACCACCTGAGTCAATAGCACTTATAACAGGTACTAAGCTTTTGCCGTTCTCATGTTCATACTGCTGATTTATTACTATCTGCAACTGTTTCCATACTTCTGCCTGATGAGGATCACCCCATAGTTGTACATGATCTATTAAAAAAGCCTCTTCACCTTTACCCCATCCCCATGTACTAACTTCTAATCTATCTACCTGACAATCAACACCCTGCGTTAGAAACAATACACCTTCTGGACAAGTAGCCTGTTCATAACTTTCACACCTTTTTAATAATCCTTCTGCACTCATAGCACTTACATAATCTGTCTCAAAAGTCTCTGATAATCTAGTATTCACAAAAGTTTTAATTAGTGGTGCGTCACCTTTTGCTTTATTAAATTCCATAACCATCTCTTTCCAGCTAAACCAACCTAAAGGACTATACAAACCATTCAATCTAAAACCTGCTGTAATACCATCACCTTTTTTACTTGCTCGCCATTCACCCATTCTTAACATCTTTGTCTTATGGCTTTCATCAAATAAACCTTCACAATGTATGCATTTATATTTAACATTATTTACATCTTCTTTTTGTAATTGCTTCCATCTAAGATCTTGATATTCACCGCAAATCGGACAAGGAACGTAAAACAATCTGCAATCAGATGCTAAATATTCAGATTCTATTCTTGAAAAATCTTTAATAGTAGGTGTAGATGTAAGTAATACT